TAGGGCCGGACGACAAGACCGTCCTGGCATCAGTAGCGCGCCTGGTCAACCAAGGAGAAGTGACAAGTGACATCGCGCAAGCGCCGCACCAGTTCGAAGTCTGGGCACTCGGCATCGTCCAGGACGACGGGACCCTCACGCCGGAAAGGGAATACCTCGCAGATTGCTCCACCCTCATTCGAGCAGGTATTCGGGAAGGGAGAGGAAATCAGCGAGGAAACGAAGAGACTCCAAGCGCTGAAGTGCGCCGCGGAAGGCCGCCTGATCAAAATAGAGGCGCAAACGACACCCCCCCCGTCACCCCTCCACAGGGAGGAAAAGAAGGCAGCCATTAACCGCTTACAGAGGCGAATCCGAATGCTCGCCCAAGCGTTAGAAGCTGCCGAAGACAACCACTGACAAAGGCAAGTGGTGTCAACAGGACCATCTTAACCAAGATAAAGATGGTCCAAGGCTGACCAAGTCAGCTATAACGGGGGGGATTGATTCCCCCCCGTTTTTATGAAGGAGAGCGAAATGCGACGAGCAATGAGCGGAAAAAAGTACGGACGAAAGTTCAACAAAGCGCACAGGCGCACCAAAGCAATCAACCGCCCAGGAGGCATCAGCCGGGGCGGATTCCGGTTCTAAAATGGCATGCCTCGCACCAATGCGGGCATACAAGGCGTCCACCGGACGCCTTGTTTTTTTCAAAAAGACCGACAAGGAGTACCACGTACAACCGTACACCGGACTCGAAATTCCGTGCGGAACCTGCATCCTATGCAGAGAAGAACAAGCACGACAGCAAGCCGTGCGAATACACCACGAGGCAATGACATGGGAACAAAGTTCATTCGTGACCCTGACCTACAGGGACGAGAAACTCCCGCAATACGGGAGCCTCCAATACAGAGATCTAGAGACATTCTGGAAAAGATTGCGGAAGCAAATCGGAAAACTGCGCTACTTCGCCGTGGGCGAATACGGAGACAAAACACTTAGACCGCACTACCACGCTTGCATATTCGGACACGACTTCACAGAAGACAGCATCATCAGCAACACCAACCCCTTCAACATGTGGATCAACCTGGAGCTAACCAGGTGCTGGGGACTGGGAGACGTGAAGGTGGGAGCACTGACATTCGAGACAGCCAGATATACGGCCAGCTACGTGACCAAGAAACTCCGAAGCACGCAGAAATACGTGCGAGTCGACGAAGAAACGGGCGAGTTAATCGCCCTGGAACAGCCCAGAGCATTCATGAGCAAGAACCTGGGCAAAAGCTGGTGGGAAGCCTACGGCAACCAGCTAAGAGACCACGATTACGTGATTATCAATGGACGAAAGCAAAAACCACCAAAAGCCTACGACCGTTGGCTTTTAGAAGAAGGAGACATACAGAAATTAGAAGAAATCAAAGCAAAGAGAATAGAGAAGGCAAAACCTCAAACCAAAGAACAGACGCACGCGCGCGCGCGAAGCGCGCACGCACGCGCGAGAGATAAGATTAAGAAGCTGTGACGACGTGCGCCATAGGGCGCTCGTCACAGCAAAGAGACGTTACCCACCGGTTGCCCACTAGAAGTGGACAACCCGTGGATAACGAAGAGAAGAGAAGAAAAGAGACAGCACCTTTAGCAAAGGAGTAAGGAAAATGAAGAGAAACAGAACAGCATCACAGCACAACTTCGCAATCATCCCGAAGACCGATGTACCACGGTCACGATTCCTCATGAAACAAACGAGGAAGCAGGCGTTCAACGCCTCAGAACTCGTTCCAGTGATGTGCGAAGAGGTACTTCCAGGAGACACCTGGCAGCACACCGAAAGCATCATGGCGCGACTGAGCACACCGATCGCGCCGGCGGTCGATGATATCGACCTGGAAACCTGGTACTTCTTCGTACCGAACCGACTGACCTGGAAGGGAACAGGCGTCCATCCCAAGTGGGAGGACTTCATCACAGGCAACGACACCGCGCTGGAAGTACCAAAAATAAACCCGACAAACGCGGGAGCCGAATATGACGTCCTCCTGAACGGAGTATTCGATCACTTCGGCATACTCCCGCAGAACTACACCGCCGCGCTCAACATCAACGCGCTGCCAATCTTCGCGTACTTCCTGATCTACAACGAATGGTTCCGAGACGAAAACCTCCAGGAAGAATGGGAATGGGACCTCACCTGGACAACCGCATACAGCACCGCAATCACCCAGGGTGTCACCGCATGGGCACAGCAGTGCCTGCGAGTCAACAAGCGAAGCGACTACTTCACACGCGCACTGCCCTGGCCGCAGAAAGGAACGGCGGTATCAATCCCGCTGGGAACCGAAGCACCGGTATTCGTAGACAGCAGCATCACGACCGGCAACAGCGTAGCGGTAACCGTCGAAGGCACGACGACACACCGACAGGTAGTCAGCCAAGGAGCAGGCACCGGAACCACCTGGGGAGCAGCCAGCGCAAGCGGACAAACCCCGCAGCTATACGCAGACCTCAGCGCGGCAACCGCCGCAACGATCAACAGCCTGCGACTGGCCATGGCAACGCAGCAGCTACTCGAAAAAGACGCCCGAGGCGGCACGCGATACGTCGAGAGCCTCCTGGTGCACTTCGGAGTGCGATCGCCGGACTACAGACTCCAGAGACCGGAATACCTGGGGGGATCCAAAATACCCATCACGGTAAACCCAATCGCGCAAACCGCCGAATACGACGACGGAAGCGGAGCCGCACCACTGGCACTCGGCAACCTGGGCGCGGAAATGCATGCAAGCGGACACAACCGCACATTCACCTACGCAGCAACGGAGCACGGATACATCATCGGGCTATGCGCACTGCGCGCAACGCCGACGTATCAGCAGGGAACTCGCAGACACTGGAGGAGGGAAACACGCCTCGACTTCGCCTGGCCCACACTCGCCAACCTCGGCGAACAGGCAATCCCAACGCAGGAAATCTACCAGCCAGCGAACGACACGCCATCAGTCGCCACCTGGGGCTACCAGGAACGCAATGCGGAATATCGCTACACCCCAAACGAAATCACCGGCGTGCTCAGAAGCACCGCACCGACGCCGCTGGACTGGTGGCACTACGCAGAAGAATTCGGAAGTGAACCGGCGCTCAACGCCGCATTCATCACCGATAAAACACAGGAGACGCTCGCGAGATCGCTCGCAACGCAGACCTCAGAGAACTGGAGCGCGCAGGTCATCATGGACATTCTCCATGTGAGCAAAGTCGCGCGACTCCTGCCCGCCTACGCAACACCGGGCCTGAGCCGGTTCTAAGGAGAAAGACATGCCAGTAGGAGCAGGACTAGTAGCTGGCATCGGAGCAGCCGCCGATATTATCGGCGGCCTCTTCGGTAGCTCAGCACAAAAGAAAGCCAACAAGGCGAACATCAAACTACAAAGGGAACAGCAAGCATGGGAAGAACGCATGAGCAACACTTCGTGGCAACGCGGAGTGCAAGACATGCTCAAGGCAGGTATCAACCCCATGCTGTCAGTTTCCCAAGGGGGCGCATCCACGCCAAACGTAAGCGCCGCAACGGTACAACCGGAGGATGCAATGGCGAGGGGCGTCAGTAGCGCGGGAAGCAAAGCCGCTCAAATGCTGACGCTCGAGAACCTCGCACAGCAAACCCGCAAGACCTCAGAAGAGGCGGACTCACTCAACATCAGGAACACCATAGACGCATGGCAACTACCCTACGCGGAACAAATGTCGGCAAACCGACGAGAACAGGAAACAGCGCAGACCGCGCAAATCAAACAACAGACGCAAAGCCTAATCGCAAGCGCCAACCTGACCAAAGCACAGGAAGCACAACTACGGCAAATGCTGCCGGAACTACTGGCAAGAGCGAAAGCCGAGAAGGAACTCTCACGGCTCCAAATACCCTCAGCGAAAGCGGAAGCGGACCTATGGACCAACGTCGGAGAAGCAGGGAAGGCAGCAAGCTGGAGCACGAAATTCCTGGAATCAGTAGGCAGAGCCATCAGCTTCATCAAGAAGTAAGGAAAATGAAGAAACACCCGAACCAACACCTGGGGCGAACCGTCAACACGGAACCAACCCTCACGGACCAGAGCCAAGCAAAGGCAACGGATATCAACATCATCGTCACGCAGTTCCTCAGAACGGGACAGGCGCCACAGGCGGCGCCGGGACAATACGGGGACTTCACAGAACTCCCGCAAGACCTGCGGGGGTTTATCGAGATGGGAAGAAGCATCAGCAAACACCAAAGCGAACTGCCCGAGCAATTACGAGAAATCCCCATCGAAACCTTGGTGCGCATGACAAATGAACAGATAAACGCTATGCTCAAGCCGCCGGACAAACCGGCAGACGAAAGAAAGGATGAGCAGAAGTGAAAATCTACGCAATCAAAGACAGGCTAATCGACTACTTCATGCAGCCCTTCGTAGGGCCGGACGACAAGACCGTCCTGGCATCAGTAGCGCGCCTGGTCAACCAAGGAGAAGTGACAAGTGACATCGCGCAAGCGCCGCACCAGTTCGAAGTCTGGGCACTCGGCATCGTCCA